AGTAACGTTACCCGCAGAATATTTCACAGCTTCATATTCTAATGTCATTTGACTTTCAAGAGTATCGCCTTCAGCATATGAAACATTTCCATGACTCCAAGATTTAATTCTTGGGTTGACTAATGTATAACCTAAGAATCTTCTGCGACTCATAGTATAGATACTGATAGATTTAAAGAAAGGAACAGATATATTATTGTCCATACCATATCGGAAATTGTCCAATGGAGTTTTGGTAGGACGTAAATGATTAGCGTTATAGGCAGATGTTGGTAAGTGTCTATCTGCTACATAATATCCATAATAGACCGCCCACATAGCATTGATAATACCCTGGCTATCATCGTGCATTGTGATATTCACAGGATCGTAATTAATCTGCTTGTAAATTATTTTCTTTCTATTGTATTGATTTTTAACAACAGAATCAAAAGTGAATTTTGGTAAATCGGCAGATTTTACCAAGAGTCCAACTTCGTTGCTATGTTTAGCTGTAAACGACGGTGCTTTATGTGCTGTTGGATCTATTTCAAATTTTGCATAAAATAAGAATTTAGATCTTGGAGATAACCGATAGGTATTGTCGATAAACAAGCGAGTAGCATGTTGCCAGTTAGATACTATCCCCTTAGGATTAGTTAATCCTGTGGTGAATCCATTTAGAAAGCGAGTGAATTTATTGGCCATACAATATTTATGTCACAAAAAAAGCCCGAATAAATCAGGCTTGTTCTGTAATAATTTGCGGATTAGCCTTGTGTGCCTAATGCGCCTGTTACTGCTTGAGTAGATACTTGACGACCAACTGCTGCTCCAATACCACCTTCTAAGCTGGTAGTATTTTTCTCTGCACCCCATTGTTCCATATTGTCGAAACGGATTGTGAGTGCTACAGTTGCTGGTTCATTAGTTGCATAATTCAACTCACCGTAGTCAGCGTTCTGTACAAAGCAACCATAACAGTTAAATGTTTCAAGAACTCTTGGTGCTAGGTTAGCATTACCACCGTCTAGTACTTCGATACGTGTTGTAAACTTGTAATCGATACCTGAACGTGCTGACGCTTGTTCCATGAAATCGAATTGTTTCTGGATCTGTTGACCAACAAGTTTTTGTACTTCGCCACTAGCATCATCACGTAGTGTTAATGTTAGTGTTTCGAATGTATACTTACCTGCTAGATATACTTTTGAGTTGTACACATCAAGTGTCATTTCTTCAAAAGATACCTTTGGTCTAGTAACATCTGCTACTTGTTTTGTTAGCTCAGTTGCTGCGGCTACGCCAAACCCTAGTAGAGTAACTCTAAAGCGATATTTTAACTTTGGCATCAACAGCACTTGCGTTGTCGCAGTGCCGTTGGTTGGTACTGTAAAGTTATTTAATGAGGTAATTGGCATTTTTAAATTTCTCCTGTATTTCTGACACGCAATGGAATGTAAATGAACTCAACTGCTTTTACTGGTTCAATCGCAATATCAACCCATAATTCATTTCGGTCAATTCTTGCTGATGTGTTGTTAGAATCATCACAAACAACTGCAAAGTCATAAAGTGCTCTTAAACCTACAAGTTCAAGTAATAAACTTTCAACTGCTTGTTTAATTTCGTCACGTGTAATCTTGTCATTTGGTTCAAAGATATATGGACGAGCAAGTTTATTAAGTTGACTACGTAAGTAAACAACTAAACGAGCTACGTTAATACGATCTAATGCACTTGCATTTCTTGCACGAGTTTTTTGACCGTAGTTAACTAAACCAACTCCATTAAAGAATGTAATTGGATTAACTTTTAAGTTGTATAATGTATCACGTTGACCTTCGTTAAGTGAAACTGTTTGGAACTCACCTGTTGATGCTTGGATATAACCAACTGATGTTGCGTTAGTAATACCACCACGTCTTGTACCTGCTGGTGCAAACCATGGATATGTAGCATTATCGCTTAGTGCGATTGTTTTCAACATCATATGTGATGCTGGAACAACAGCAGTAGTACCACCTAGATCTGTTGTGAAACCATTTGGATAGAATACTGCTGAATATTCATCGTAAGTTACAATACCTTGATCACCATTATCTGTTACTAAGGCAGCATTAGTACCCCAGTTAGTTAATGTTGTAGCATCGCTAGCTAAACGTAATGGTGTGTCACCAACTACGAACGCTGTAATACCACGATCAATGTTTAAGTTAACTAAGTTGCTGAACAATTCTGGATATCCAGGAGCAGCAATTAAGTTAAAGTTACGACGTTCTTCATCACGGATTTCTTGGCTAGTATCAACCGCACTCTTCATAGCAGCAACAACAACTGCTCGTTGTGCTTTACGTAAGAATGATCCTGATCCGTCTTCGTTATTTGGACTTGCTGTTACCCAACGATCAGTAGCGTATGTACTCATTGATTCACCAGCTATCCAACCTAAACCGCTTGGTGATCTGTTAATATCATATCTTGCGTTTTCAGTTGTGGTATCGATATAGTTATTACGATATTTTTTAACGTTACCGCTGCTACGACGTAGATTCCATAATAACATACCTTTTGGATATAGGTCTGGATCTGGGGCATCTGGATCTAGATAGTTGCTGTCTAATAAGTCAGCTATACTTGCCGCTGTGTTACCAGTTACACCACTTAATCCATATCGTGCATCAGCAAACAAAATACCGTCTTCTGTTGTTTGGTCAGCTTTATCGATCAAATACCAACCTTCTTCGTCTGCACCTTTGAATTGGTAGCGATAGAGTGTTGGATAATTTTCTAAGTCAGCAGTGCTAACCCATAGATCGTTATTTGCAAGTGCTGTAGTACCGTCACTTTGTGTTGTTGGTGCTGTGGCACTTACAATTGGACCAGTTGCATCTGTACCTGAATAAGGACTGCCTGTAGCAGTTAATCCTACCCATGTAGAACCATTGTGAACCATGATGTCAACTTCACCCGGTGAAGCATTGTACCATAGTTGGCCATCTGCTGGCTCGTTTAATGGACTATCTGTGCTTACAGTAAGATCTTCGTTAGCTAATGGTTTCCAGTTAGTTACAAAATAATCATAGTCTGCACCTGCTGGAGCAGCATACCAATTTGTTGTTCCTGTTTTAGCATACACATCGTATGTAGTACCAAAGATAGAACCAAATAATCCACCTGTGCTGTCTGTGATTCTAATCGTTCCGCCTGTTGAGTGTGTTAATGTAAACACGCTGTTAACTACAGATGCTGAAACGTATTTTAATCCACTGCCCAATTGTGCATTGTAAGATGCATCATTGATTGCTTTTGCAACAGCTTCTAAGTCTGCAACTACTGAACCAGTTGTGCCTGTTAATGAAGATGTTGAAACTGTTACAGTTTCTAGCCCATTAACACCTGTTTGTGATTCGCTAATTGTAAATGTTTGAACACCAGCTGTAACAGATGTTGCTGTATTAGTGATTGTTGTAGCACCTTTGACTGCTCTTCTCCAAACACGGAAAGTAGCTGAGCCTGGATCTTCTCTATCACCACTGTATTCTTCAGCGTTTGTTTGTACAAATAATGCGCCAACATTAATATTTGCACCACCACCTGAACGATCTAGATAATATTCAGCTGAATAAATGCTTGAATATAATGGAGCTGTTACTGTTGTCCAAGTTTCTGAAGCAGAATTCCATTGTTTGATACTCCAACGTGACCCGTTGTTTGGTTCTGTTGTTTTAATCCACACACTGCCTGTTGGGCGAGATGCAGAATCACTTGATTTAAATGCTGGAATCTGTGTATGTGGGCTTTGTTGTAATCTTGGACCATAAAATGTTGCTGAAGTGGCTGTGTAATTAGTGCCTAAGTTAACACCTAGATTTGCCCAATTACCTGTTCCGTTTGCTAGTACAACAGCTTCTGAAAGTGTTGAATCGCCTTCGTCTACACCCTTGGTATAAATGTATATCTTGCCATTAATAACTTCAGCAAAAATACCTGTACCTGGATCAGCTGGTGAAACAGCAGGTGATGCTAATTTAAGATTAATATCTGCTACTAATGATGTTAAAATTGCTGTTCCTGAACCTGAACCGCTAACTGATACACCATTGATCAAATATGTTTGTGCGGTTGAGTATAATGCAGGAGTTCTTGTTGAGTAAACTGTTGGATGACTACCAGTCCAATCTGTACTACCTAATAGTACCCAAGCACCTGTAAGATTAGCACTACCTGTAATTTTAGCTTGTTTGTAATAGAATTTTGCTAATTCTTTAGAAACACTACCTGTTTCAAATACAACGGCATAATCGCCTTCAACACCAACTGATGTTTTTGGCACACCCGATGTGATCTTTGTAGAGTCATCATCTGTTAAAACTATTGGAGTTTTATTTGTAAATTTTTGGCCACCAACTGTATCTGCACTAGCACCATTCCATTCTTGGATACCCCAAGATGTTGCTGCTGCGTCTACCCACCAATCACCATTATCTGGTAATGCTCCCGGAGCGGTTGATGAAGCTGTTAATTCTGTTAAATCTACATCAGCACGCACGATAAACGCTGCGTTGCTAACTCCGAGCAAACTGTAAGCTGCTAAAAGACCATACTCGTTTCTTTCTGAACCGTGTATTGGGCTTGATGAAGCTGTCTTCTCAAAAAATGGCACTCCAAAAAGATCTACTAAGTCTCTTTGACTAGTAACCTTAAATGCTTTGCCAGCATTTGCTTTAGTAGTTGATGCAGCAATACCTGTGTTTGATGCATTTGTTTTGTCTTGTCCTGTAGCTATAACAATAAGTGGAGTTGTACCAGGTTCAGCTGGTGTATAAAAACTCTCATCTATTACCGTTACTTCTACGCCGGGCGATTGTAGTGTTGCCATTCGCTGTTCTCCTGGTGATAAAGTCTTTCTAAAAGTATTTATCGTAATGCTTAAAAAAACAACTCTTTGATAAAGGGGTTGAAAAGGTGTAAATACCTTATGCGACCATTATGTAAATGCAGTTTAAGACCCCGTGCGATAAACTATAAAAAAGGCAATAGAACCTATTATCGTAGCCTATGTGAGATCTGCCTTGCTCATGGGGTGTATCATGGTATACCTAGATGGATTCGTGCTGGCTATAAGATAAAATTACAGTGTGACAAATGCGGATTTAAGAGTCCACACAAAGAAGTTTTTAGAGTATTTCACGTAGATGGAAATTTAGATAACTGTAGATTTACTAATCTAAAAACTGTGTGTTCAAACTGTTGTCAAGTATTGGGCAAGGAAGGTATTGCTTGGAAGCAAGGCGATCTTATAGCAGATTTTTAATCTGCTGATATAATTCGTCAATAGTTCCGTTATTGTCTAAGATAGCATCAAACTCGTGCCCTATCCAAGACCATTCACTAGCATGTATTTTTGCTACCTTAAGATCATTAAGAGCAATATTAGATCCTCGATTAGCTTCTAATGCTGTATTATACCAGCTAGGTAATTCACCTCGTTGAACCCAGATTATTTTTCCACCTAGATTTTTAATACTATCTATTTCGTTAGGAAAGCGACAATCACTGACTACGATACTGTCTTTGCTGGTACGTAGTTTGTTTTCTAAACTAGCAATCCATATGTTATCATGAAAACTTCTACGACCTACTTCTGTGCCCCAATACTGTAAAACCCATCGTGGGGTTAAGGTAGGCATTGCTAGTCTTTCTGCCCACCACGGGTCTACCTCTTCTCGCCACTCACGTGCTTCTTTTGTACGACCTTCAAGCATGGTTCTGTCCCAGCCAAATACTGAGCTTACAGCATCTTTAAGAGTGCTGGCAAAACTTTCTCGTCTAAATTCGTGGAAGTTAACTAGATAGTCAGCGACTGTGTCCTTGCCGCTGCCAATAAAACCACATACACCTACGATCATAATTGTCTCCTATATAAGACAATTATACAATAGGTTATATAAATTGTCAAATATTAATAATAGGGTTTTGGTGTTTTTGGTTTACCGGGATTGTTCAGCCTGTTAGCTAATACGCTGGCGGTATTGATTGACTTGGTGCGATCTGTTCTACGAGCTGCCTGCACACTGGTTCTAGCACGAGTAGTTTTCATTTTTTGTGCTTTGGCTTGATTGATCGGTTGATGACATTTTGAAGGATGACTAACCTGGCGACTCTTCCTTGGTCCGCTAGTGCAGCGAAATTTTAATTTGGTAGTTCCACTGCGTGCTGATTTTTTACCCACACCCCAAACTAGTTTGGCGTCGTATAATTCTTCATCGGATTCAAATATAAACTCTGATGCTTTCATAATTATCCGGTAATAAATGTATAACCGTGTCCGCCGGATACTTGTGTAGTAAGCTCAACGGTTAGTCTATCAATATCTGCTTGACCTTCTGATTTCATTGCAGACCCGTTAAGTGCTGTGCCGCCTTGTGGTCCTGCAATACTAGCAAACTTTTCACGAGCTTGTCCTAACATAATTTTACAGTTGGCCAACGTATAATCTTTAATCCACTGTCCTGCATACACGTCATCAATAATAGAAAAATCTGGTTTGATATTGTAGACTAATAACATTACTGATTCTTCGGTTCTTGGACGTTGATGTATGAATAATTTACGACTTTGCGGATTCCAATTGAAGTTGATAAAACTACCAAACATTTTACCTACCAATTCTTGATATTGACTGAATAATTCATAGGTTAACAATCCGCCCATGTTAGT